TCCCCCCACATGTATGTTCTCTTGTGTTGAGATGCCCCCAACGACAGTTAAAGCCCCGGTACTTGTAGAACTTGCGGAGGTGTCATTAGTTATAGCTGCTCCCCCCGTACTTAATGTCCCAGTACTTAATGTCCCAGTACTGGGATTATAGGTAAATCCTGTGTCTGTCTCAACCCCCTGCCCTCCCGTAGTTCCATCAACAAATATCGGGTATACCGTTTCATCTGTAGAATTATTAGCTGTACATTTAACATTAGAAGCAACTCCTGTTATATCAGAAGAAATAGTATCTGGGAGCCGGCTATCTGATATAGTACCAGTATTTAAGTTATCTGCATTACGGTAATAACCACCATGCTGCCCATCTAATTGATCTGCATTAAGATTTGCCTGTACGTTTCCATTATTTCTAGCTAAACTATTGGACCCGGATAAATCACTTGGAGCACAACCCTCTACTGTATTAACATCTATAGAGTATCGGTTAACTAAGTCTTCCCAAGTACCACTAGTATTTTTAATCAACCACTTAGTCCCTCCCCACCTAATGGTGCCATTAATGTGGTTAGTTCCGAGAGTGCTATCACTATCACTTATATCACAGAACTGTCTGGCTATATTTTCATCCCTATCTCTAAGTAGTTGTAGTACCTGAGTATACGTGGAAGTGTTTTTTGGGTGGGAATTACTATCCCAATTTGCATCTGTGTACGCCATTTTTAATTAAACTCCTGTTGCTTGCCATGTAAAAAATCCATCTGCAAAAGATCCATCAACTGCATCTAATAGATATACTGTAAAAGATGTTGGGTTACTAGTATCTTCAAAATCATAAATTGCAGTATTTTGATTACCATTATTATTTCCCCCAGATAAGAACTGAGGTGTTACTGATATACTATTTATATCTTGAAATGTTTTATTGAAAGATATAACCTTGCCATTAGATCTAGCCCCCCAAGAAATGCTAGAGCTTGCCATAGACTGATCTCTAATAGTTCTGAGCTTTAAATCTATACTTTGTTCTAGAATTTCTCTAAAACTATTGTTAGTTGAGGTATATACAATTTTTACCTTTAAATACCTTATATTAGAGACTAGAAACGAGGTATCTCCTTCATTAACTGCGACCCATCCTGTAGTACTACTTAAACTCTCAGTATTATAAAGAGTATCTCCTAGAGATTCACTTAAGTAATAAAGGTATACACTTGCACCTACTGAACCACTATAATCCTTTATGTTCTCTATCAAAGATGTGGTAGATTGAGGCACCTCGGTCCCTAGATCCCACTTCTGCCAGTAGGTTGCGTTAGTGGTGGGGGTTAAATAGTACTCATGAGTACTATTAATTAAATCCTGTATAGTATTAGAACTTAAAATACCGTGTCTAGTGCCGTGCTCTAACCAAGTTTCTGTGGGTATAGGAACTAAAGCTGTTGTATCTTCTAGGGCTAATATATTATTCCAGGAAGCTTGGGACTCTTCTACCCAATTTCCACCCGCATTTTCACAACTAACTTCGGTTATATAGCTTCCAGAACCTATATCACAATAAGCAGAATTTAGCGAGGAGCTTGTAAACTTAGAAGTTACTTGGTCTAATAACTCGAAGTCGCGAGGTTCATTAACATAAGTGCTTTTAGATAGGGGTTCTGAATAATTCCCTGCTGAGTCATATGCAGTTACAAAGTACTTATATTCTCCTGCAGACGTCTCGAAAAATGTATAAGTATTGGAAGTACCTACGTTTGCTATGTACTGTGCAGTACTTAAATAGTCTGTAGTATCACAGGTTCCAGAACTGGGGCATCTATAAATTGCATAACTAGATATTGGAAGAGATGAGCTAGTTGGCTGCTGCCAACTTAAAATAACATTATTATCAATTACTTGAGAGACTAAATTCTCTACAGGATGGGGGTTATCTATTTGTATACTACTATACTGAGCAGGTATTGAAATATTTCCAGCTGTGTCTACACATATGAACCAAAACGACCTAGTAGCACTTGAGTGGTCTGTTTGAGTAGGGCCCCAGTCTGCCGGAGTGGAGTACTTAGTAGTTTCTCCTGCTACAGACTTCTGTTCTACTAAATTGTAAATGCCTCCATTTAATACCGTTATACTACTAGTACTAGAATCCCAAATAGGCTCTTCCCAATAAATCTTTATAGACTTAAGAGGTAAAGAGGATATGCTGGGCAGTTCCCAGAATATATCTACCACTCCATTAGAGGAGGGAGTACTAAAGTCACTATGTGTGAAGTAATTCAGGCTATTAGGTCTATCTATAGTAACATCTATATATACAGCAGCATTTGAAGCATCTAAGCCATACGCCCCAGATGCATCCTCCGGTATTACCCAGTACCTTCGTTTAGGTTTAGAAGACCCCGAATTTAATTCTATAGAACCATTATTATTAAGTATTGAAGGCCCCCAAGTTACCTTCTCGGTATAGGAATTACCTTTAGTATTTAAGGTATTATTATTATCAAAAGAAGGGGGAATATTATCCCAATCTTTGTAGCTTACTTTATAATGCTCTATACCAGCCCTTACGCTACCTGAAGAACCTACCCCCGAGTACTCAGGTTCGTTCTCAATATTCCAAGAGACTATGCTATTTTCACCTACTAAAAGGGATGTGACTGTAGGAGCTAGTGGAGCTAATGCCTCTATAGAGATACTTAGTGTATTTGAAGCAGTATTTCCCATAGTATCTACTGCTTCGATTGTAAAAGTTCTTATACTTTGGGAAGAACCTGTCTCCCCCACCCCCCAAGTTACTGGAAAAGTAATAGTACTATCTACCAGATATTTACCTTCTGTAGTACCCTGACCTACATTATACGAAATACCCTCAACCCCTTGCTGATAAGATACTTTGTAACCTAATATATTAAATTGTTTGGTCTCGGGGATACTCCAGCTTAAAGTTAGCAAACCCTGATTACATTTATAGGATACTTTCTGACTATCAGACCAGTTAGCACTTACTACTTCTATAGTTTTATACCCTGGTAACTCTGAATACATATTTGAGTCATCTAGAGCCTTTACTAAGAAATAATGAGTGCCTGAGACTAAGGACTCAGGTATATAATTGAAACTAGTTGCTCGACCCCTGAATACCTCGGTTCCTGTAATATCCCATTGAGAACTCCAGTCTCCTCCAGCATTTATGCAGCTTACAGGGTCTGTATGTTGACTTATAGAGCAAGTTCCGTTAGTACTAGTATGTTGAACTATATACTCCTTTACATCTAAATCAGGTACCTCCTGCCAACTTATATTTAATGAACTCATTATACAACTCCTTAAGGTATTACTTGTATCTCTATGTTATTAGAAATAACGTTAGTAGGTGGGGCAGTTTTTCCTAGTAAAGAAGTACTAAAAGAAGTATAGGAAGACTGTTTTCCTGTAATAGATATAGTCTTTACCATAACTTCATAGTCTCCTGCAGGAGCATCCTCAATAACTATCCCAGTACTGGAAGTTTCTCCTAAATTTACCCAGTTTCCTTGGTCCTTTCTATACTTAACAAAATAACTTTGTGTATAACTGTAGATAACGCCCACATCACAGGAACTCCCAGATACTCCGGAAGGGCACCAAGATATAAAACCTCTATTTCTAATGGAATTATTAGAAGTAAGGTACAGTTCTTCGGCTATATCAATATTTACAGGGGCGGGTACTAAACTACTAGGACTCGGTAGTATACTAACATTTTTTGTAGAGAAACTAGTGCCTCGTTCTATATAATTATACTTAGCACTGTGATGTTTTAAGGCTGATATTTCTACTACATTTTTAGCACTCTCCCGAATAGATAATACTCTAAAGGTTTGTGCAACCACTTCCGAATTACTAGTTGTATCCTCTAGAATCCAAGAGTATTCTCCAGAAGGGTTACTACTAAAGCTTTGATCTAACTCTATAATATTAGTGCTTAAAGAGTTACTAAGAGTGCTAAGAGGTTTTGTCTCTACCCATATATAAGGCTTCCAATCGTTGTCCGAGGTAGTTAAACATAGCTCTTTAGGATCACTTAACCAAGTCCCTCCTGCAGCAGTGCAAGTGCTATAGTCCCCATATGGTTCCGTAATATTATTACCATTAGTATCAATACACTTTGGAGTGTTTATTACTTTAATTCCAGAACTATTAATACAAGCTTCTTCTGTATTAATTAAGGATAGATTATAGGTATGGTTTACAACTAAATCTATATAACTATCTATACCCACCGACGTAGTAGTATTATCATAATTATTTGAAACTCTGCCACCATATCTTACTCCAGACTTTGTTGAGTCTGCAACTTTTATAATATCCCCAGGACGTATACTTAACCCCTCTAAACCTGTCTTAAATGATACAATTTCCGTCTCATACTTTTCAGTATACAAAAGCCACTGACCAACCCTGCGAGCTTGTCCTTTAGACGTACAGCCTACTGCATTTATACTTTTTACTACTAACTGATTATTAAAGGAAGCTATAGCCTCAGCATCTTCAACATACTCTACATTTTTATTATAGAAATCTTCTGGGTTATTCCAGGTTACATGGGCTACATTGTGTCTTTTCTTCTTTGAAACCCCTTCGTAGTTAAATTGACCATCAATTACGTTGGCTTTATTAAACAACATTACAGGATCTTTCTGTACATCTTGAACGGAGGTAATTTGACCCTGTTGCCAGTATAACATACCTCTAAAGGTTGAGGCTATATCGTTTACTAATTTATATGCCTCAATGGATCCTTGAATATACATATTACAAGTAAATCGGGCTTCTTTACCTCCTTCGCCCCATCCGTCCTCTACCCCTATAAAATCACCACTTGAATCTACCGCATCACAATACTTTGCTACTTCGTATAAGGACCACTTATCTATATTATGTGTCTCTAACCATCTCCCTAACCCATATCTTGTGTTAGTACATATATCATATAGAATCCATGCAGGATTGCAAGTCCACTGTTTTTGACTTTTAAAAGTACCATCCCAATAGCCCGAATACAGGTTACTACCAGGAACAGTTCCCTCCCAGGTTCCTCCTGCATCAATACAAGTACCTCTTCTTCTATACTCCGGAATACTACAGTGTCCCTGGTCATAAGGGGTATAGTTGCTAGGTACCTTTACTTTTATACCTTTTACCTCAAAACCTCTGGTAGGTACATTATCGAACTGTTTTGAGTCTAGTTTCATAGCAACTATGGCACTATGCGGGTACCTAAATTTATTATCTATTATTCTTGTATAAGACCTCCAGTATAGGGAGTCACTAATATTAGCTGTCCCTGCAACTGCTGTAGTTCTTTTTACTCCCACATATATAGTAGGGCTGCCCTTTATATTCTCCGGTACATCTATTCTATAAGACCTTTCGTACTTTTTGTTTGTCTTACCAGAAAAGGATTTAGTCCCTCCTACTTTAGTGCTAGAACTACTTGTTGGGATACTACTATTACTAATATGTATCTCAAACTCAATTTTATAACCATTTAAGTCCCCACTATCCATTTCTTGTTTAGATAAACTATCTACAGATATAGTTATTCTAACTGCATCTAAGTTACTAGCACTCGTAATACTTTTGTTATACATAGTATTCGCATCTAAATCACCAAAACTAGTAGTAACCTCCGAGGCAGAACCTTCAAATCCTTTTATATAAGACTGATCTAGTACACCTGTTCTATACTCTACAGATACTCCTTCGAAGTTAAAAGATTCATCTGCAGCTTGTAGAGGTACTTTGTCTATATATATAGATTTATTACCGTTTACTAAACCTTGAATTTCTCCCTCAGATACTAGATCTATTATTTTTGCTTTTGAAGCCGAGAATAGTGTATTATCTGCTTCTACTGCTGCTGAACCACCGCCGCCGCCGCCGCAACACATTATACTTCCCCTTTTTTTATCTCTTCAGAACTATGTTCTTTAGTGTATTTATTAAAATCTTCTATACCCGTTATAGTATTATATAATACTTGAACACCTAAAATGGCCCATTCAAAACCTCCTATTAAATAAACTGCTCTAGCTAATACTGGAGCGTAGGATAGCCTTAAGGAGTAAGAAGTTAACAATACTTTTTGTCTTTCTAACTCGTTAGCGGCTAACCAATCATATACCATCTGTTCCAGAAAAGGTTGTAAATCGTCTTTATGCTTAGTATAAAAAGGATTGTTAGGCAACTTAATTAGTAGTAATGAAAACGCGTTTGATATATCCATACCTGTGGGAGTATACTTATCTTTGTCGATTAAATCATCCCAAGTACCTACTACCTCTAATATTAACTTACAGAACTCTATAGCAGGTTCATCTCCTTTTAACCACTCTTGTAATAGTTCACTAATTTCATCTCGTACTCTCATATACATAGTATGCTCCCAAGCATTAAGGGTTATAATCTTCTGGTATGATACTGGCACTAACGACAGCGCTACCTACTATTAACTGACCGTAACATAGAGGTATTGGAACCCCTTGTTTAGTGGTATTTAGAGGCCCTCTAAATGCATATTCGGTTTGTTCCTCTTTTGGAGGTTCTGGAGCAGGTGCTAGAAGCTCTGCTACTCCGGATAATACAAGGGCGGCCCCCAACTTCATACCTGTGAGGGCCATACTAGAAAACACCTTACCTCCTAGTACTACAGAGCCTTCAGCTAACGTCATCCCTTCTGTAAGGGGTACTCCAAACTGAAAAGCAAAATATAGTAAAAACGCCCCTATTATAATCTTCATTAAACCCCCTTTTTTGGAGCCAATAACTACAGGGATAATTTGTATATCGGCAACTCCTGAAGGAACTAGAGTGTCTCTTCCATCTAGTAAATAGCTTTTACCTATTTTAATATGGAAGCCCATCCCGTTACTCTCGGCATCCTCTAAGTATTTTCTAAAGTCTTTTTTATTTATTGTTAAGGCTCTTATAGCTTCCGCAGGGGTATTTACGTCTAAGTTCCATTCCTTACCAAAACGCTCTCCTAATTCTCCATATAATTTAACTTTTTTTAACATAATGATTTGTGCCTCAAATGATGTGTAGTAAAATTACTCCAGTAACCAGAATAATTCTCTCGGTTGGATAGTCTTCCATGTATGTGATGAAGGATATTATTATCCCCTATATAAATAGCTGCATGATTAGGAACGGGGGATAATAATTTAATTAAAAAAACATCTCCTTCAATAGGTTGGGTATCTTCAAGACTTACAAAACCTTGCTTAGAGTAATTATCTAAATACCTATTTTCTCCTCTTAACCACCACTCATCTTCTCCAGCAGTACACTCAAAAAATAATCTGTAATTTTTAGCATAATAGTCCTTAATTAAGGAACAACAGTCTATTACTCCATACTCAAAGGTTCTACCTAATAAATCTTTCTCAGGGTTAATACTCTTTAAATCCCTGCCTGGAAGACTCAATATATACCAAACTTTATTTGTACTATTACATAAAGAGATATCAGCCTCGGAGGGATTACTTAGGCTATTGGGGTGGGAATGACAGATCCCTTCTATCACACCTTTATCCTCTGCAAGGGCGTAGTCCTCAGGATCTAGTATGAAATTATCCTCCGGATTATCAGATATATTACGACAAGGTATATACCTTTTATTAACTATTAAACCACAAACCTCTTTTGGGTACCCTTCTTCCGCATGACTTGTAAAAGCTGTTAATATCTCTATATCCATTATTCCATACCTTTACCAGCACCGGGAAAACCCCCAAAAGGGTTCGAAGTGCTAGAGTTATCGGGGAATCTTAATTCGCAGGAACCAAACGTTTTACCACAGACATCCTCGGATACGTTAGTTACTGAGATGTTATTTATATCCCAGTAACTACTACCTGTGTAGTCACAGGCTCCCTCCTTATATACCCATAAACATGTATCGGATATCACATGCCTTGCCGGCAGCTTTACCCCCTGTACGTCATAAGCGGCAGTTAACTCAAATTCTACATGAGTACCTGTCTCTAAGGACTTCCTATCTATATACCATATCTCATCTGCGAAATGTGCTGTAGGGTCTGCTTCAGGGTTTTCATACCAAGTACCTCCAGCAGTACTACAAGTATTAGAGGTGTACACCCCGGAACTAGAGCCTTCTATTACACAATAAGAATCTAGAAACCTTTCAAAAGTCTTTTTTCTGGTTACTTTAGCCCCTACTAAATCCTCGTATGTATTAATTAAGGATGTAAGTATGGAGGTGATATTACTTACCAACAACTTAGGTCTGGGAATCTGAGCATTGCCAGACATCTCAAATCCTGAAGCCTCAACTGGGAAAGGTGAATAATTGTACCCTTGCCAAACTACCTCTTCCATACTATCATTAACTCCTGAGTGCCATCTAAATACTTCAGTATCAGTAGGCACTGAAGCAACACCCGTCCTTAAGTCTAGTTCAAACAGTGTAACTACTGCTCCTGATTCTAATATATTTGAGTCTTGTACTAAAGCGTTTGTGGACATACTTACTTCTCCTTACTTAGGGTTCATTTACTTGAGTGAATTTTGCTGTAATAGTATTATAACCTTGAAAAGTCTCTACGTTATCCCACTCTTTACAAATATACTTTTTATACGGGTTAATCGTGTAATTCTCTTCTAAAGCCATTATATCATTGGACAGCCTTAGAGAAGTATTACTGACTACTTCTAAAACGGTGGCTTGTGTACTATCTGTGTTATTGGAGACGGTAGTATTTAAGTATCTACTAGTAAAACTTTGACTAGAATCTACTAAGTGGTTTGGAAGTATAGAGGTTGTAATCCCAGAAGTGCTTAAGCCTGTAGGATACCAATCAAAAGAAGTTAACCCTTTTAATACTTCAAAAAATAAAATAATCTTACTAGTTTCTAATCTAGATCGATTCTTCCAAGTTAGACTCCACTCTTCGGTTAGAGTATTTATACCATCAGAGACCCTCTGTTCATATCCGTCCCCATACTTAGCGGATAGAACTCGGGGTTTGTAAGAGGTTTTTAGACCTCGGTCAGGGTTTATATTAACATCTGTAATAAAGTTTGTAAAGTTTGCCATAATTAATAACTACTTAACAGTCCTCCAGGTCTTTGTTGTTCTACTATTTCAGTTTGTACTGCTTGAGATATTAGGTATCCTAGCTCCTCTCCGGTACTATCATCAAGTCCTCCGGAATTTTCAGTCTGAGTAGATGCATTACCTTTGTCATCTACATTAACATTAATAACAATATTATTAATATTGCCCCCACCTGTGTTACCTATTACAGGAATAGATCTACCGTCTGGTAAAGGAACTACAGCTTCATTATATCTACCCTCACCTACCAGACCTAAAGTAGGTTTGGTTACGGTACCTCCATTGGCGAAAGCTCTGAAACCCCCTTCTAGAACGCCACCATTCGCGGCGAATAACATTGTACTACCTATACTACTAGTAGCATTTGCTGCTGTGATAATACCGGCAGCAGCTGTTGCTGCTGCTACCATACTACTAGCAAAGAAATTAGCGGCTGTTGTGATAATACCGGCAGAGGTTGTTGCTGCACCAACTTCTAAAGCTGTGTTTGTGGTTGTAGCTACTGTTTTGATACCTACTACAGTTGTTGCGGTTGCTATATCTGCGGCATTCTTTGCTTGGTCTACTATTAAACCCTCTGTAGCCTCCCCAAACATACTGGACATTAAAGAGTTAGCCGCTGATTGCGCTAGAGAATCTATTAAAGTATTAGCCATAGATAGAGTGAAATTAGCTAAGATTTGTTTAAAATCAAAAGTACCCGTTTTAAGTGCCATACCTATGCCTTGTGCTAACGAAGCAGCTCCAACATTAAATACTCCTTCAGCAGACATCCCCCAACTATTAAGAGTACTACCTAATGTAGAATTATTTATTTTATAAACTTCTGCTAAGTTATCTTTAGAAACAACATCAGCTTTCTGACCTTCCTCTAACCCTGTAACTACCGCTCCCCCTCTTTCACGGAAAGTGTTATCAAACTTATTATACCATATATCTAGCTCGTTTACGTGTTTGTTATTTAAGGTGTCTAATGATTTAAGATACGCAGCCGAAAGGTTACCTTTTTCTTCAAGCCACCCCTTCGCCGCCTCACTACCTTCCGGAGAGTTCTCTATTATGTCTCTAATATTTCTAAAAGTATTATAGAGGTTACCTACCTGCTCTTCTATAACACCCTGTATATTCTCGTCATGAACGTATATAGAGCCTTTCTTAAGTCCCGCCTCTGCTAATTTATCTTGGCTAGATGCATCTGGAAGTAGTCCTCCCATATCTTTTGTAGTTATACCCATACTCGCATTAAACTTATCTTCATCGCAGGTCCAAATCTTATACTTCACGTACTCATAAGCTTGAATTATAGTACTATATATATCTTCTGCTAAATTATTAGGATCGTAGCTAGAAGTATCAGTAGATATTCTATCCTCTATACTACTCTTAGCAGTTTGTGCTAATTCAAGCATTTTTAAACCTACAGCATCTCCTATATCGGAAGCACTATTTATAGTACTAGTAGCTACTTCAGAAATTAAATTCGTAGCTTTAGGTATCCACACCTCTGTAGCGCTTACACCCTCACTTATCATTTCTTTCCAAGAGGTATCTTCCTCCTTAACTACTTTAGTTTCTTCTAGTAACTGGGAACTTGCTCTTGATATTCTAACTAGAGTTTCGGCTTTACTATCATCACCTTCGTTGAGTTTACCTAACTCCTCAAGTATTTTCTCTTGAAGAGAGGAATCATCCCGTTTTTTAGGTTTGTCAGAACTAAACCAATCAAATCCAAAGAATTCAGGTAAACCCGTGTTAGGGTTTATAGTGCCTGAACCTCCTAAAGATTTTAGTAATGCTTGTTCGTCTTTATTAATATGAGCTAACTCAGAATCTCCGTTACGTCCTAAGGAAGCTAAGCCCCCATTAGAGAAGCCTCCTGCGAAGTTTAATAGACTATCTAAGATACCCTGCTCCTTAGGCTTCTCCTTGAACATAGTAGGATTAAAGTTGTATAGTATCTTTTTCGTCTCTCCATTTAATATACTACCGTGTTTATCAAATAGTTCCTGGGCATCTGTTCTGTTACCTAAAGTCTTAAGCAGATGAGCCATATAAGCCTTCTGTCCCAACTTGTCTGTACTTAATAAACTAAAGTCCTGGTTCGCCTCTTGGGCCTGACTAATATAGGCTACTTGCTTCGCCCCTATATAGTCTATAGTACTTTTTGGACCAAATTTAGTACCTGCAAAGTTTCTTAGATTTTTAAAGATTCCAGCATTAGCTAGAGCTTCATCCAAGTCTCTGGAGTGCTTAATTATAGAATCTAGTTGATAAAATATTTTAGCAGTACTTGTATTAGCTAGTTCTGCCCCCGTATCATAATCCCTATGAGAGCCGCCATGTAACTTAAGTTTTGGAGTTGGGTTTTTATTAAAGGTTCTATTCTTTCCGGCTAACCACATCCAACCAGCTCCTGATGCGGCTAATCCATTTAAATGTGTATCCATAGCATGGGCTGCAATATCATTTATTATATTTGTGGCGTATATAATATTCCCACCCGTCGAATCAATATCTACCCTGTCTGTAGAGAAATTATCTAATCCATAATCCCAGGCCTCTTTCATATCCTTATTAATACTTCCATGTACTTTAAAGGTACTACTACCGTCTAAGTACTTAGCATACTTTGCAGGTATAGGAGTAGGTGTTTGAGCAGGTGTTTGAGCCCCTAAAGAACCCCCCTTTGCAAACCCAGGGAGCTTATCTTCATTAATAGCTTCAATTAGCGCTCGGTGCTTCCCAGTAGACGCTGCATTGATTACGTACTCACCATTAGAGAGCATTGCGGGGATTTTATCCTCTTTTGGACCACCAGGTCCTGTGATAGACCCGCCAGTTGCCCTATTAACTCCAGCCCAAGGGTTATAGGTAGGAGTATCTGGAGCTCCTGGAGTACGTGGATTATAATCCTGCCAAAAAGTTTGTAAAGCGCCAATTAAATCATCTAGTTTACCTACTAAAGTATCTGCTATAGTGGTTTTTAAATCTGTAATACTATTGGCTATAGCTAAAGAGTCTAGGTCTTTTAAAGAAGTGCCTAGTGTCTTCATGGCTTGTACACTTGCGGATAACTCTACAGTGTTATCAAGAACTGCATTTAAAGACTTCTCTGCTTGTGCTTTTGCAAGTTCTGCGCTGATTCGGGCTTCTTGTTCAGGGGTCTTACCTCCCTCATTAGCAAATCCTGCCATAATTTGGCTCTGTCCTAGTACCATTAGGTCTTGACCCTGCTGGATTAGTGAATCTCCTAAAGATCCCCACATAGTGTCTACTAAATCCGCAGCCCAGATAGTGCCGTGCTCTTCCCAGTTTTCCATAGCTTTTTGGTTAACAGTACGGAAAGAATCTACAGAAGCCTGTACCATAAATTCAGCAAAGGAAGACATGCTATCCTCCATTTCCTTAATAGTATAAAACCACTCATCTCTTACAGTTTTTGCCCATTCATTACCATTTTTCATGCGGCGTTTATGTGCAGCTTCCTGGTCCTCGTAGAAACTTTGCTGTAAGTCTCTTAGCTCTTCTTGCTTCTGATACTCTAAACCCATTAACTCTAGAGTTTTAATTCTATACTCCAAGTCATCTGAATTATACTGACCTCTCTCTTTTAGGAGTTTTGATCTATCTCTCTCACGACTCTGTTCTGCTGCTAAAAACTTAAGAGACCTGGCTTGTACCAAGTTTTCTTCTTTGAATAACTGGGACTTAGTGTCTCTTTGAGACTCTACTAAAGATAGGTATGCTTCAGTTGTACTTATCTGAGCATCGTACATTCTCTGTCTATTTTCCAGTACTTTATTTATACGATTCTCTTCCTGAAGGATCGCAACATCTAAGTTATAAATAGTACGCAGATGTACTGCCTCTTGTTGCCTTTCTTCAGCAGTTTTTTCAGATAAAGCTACACGTACCTTCTCAGCCTCATACACCTCGCGTAGGCGAGCAATTTGCTGTAGTTCTAATGTAGTATCTGCTTTAATTCTATTGCCAGAAGCATTGGCTTCTAGCTCTATTAAAGACTCCGTTCTACTTCGAAGTTCTTCTTGCTTATTAAGTGCTGCATCTACATATTCTATCTTACGAGTATTAATGGCCTGACGTCGTGCATCCTTAACTATTTCAGACTGGATATCTAAATACTTTTCTTGTAGGGTATTCTTGGCTGTTTGTAGCTCTACTTGGCGGTTATACTCTTCAGTAATATAACTAGTATCCCCTTTCTCTAGACTTAGATTAGTTTGATACTTAAGTTGTAAATTGTTTAGCTTCTCCTGGTGAGTCGCCTGCTGTACTAAGAGATTATTAGCTAGAACTTGCTCTATATTAATACTGGTTGCTAAACTCTCTATCTGAGTTCTTAAACCTAAAAGAGCTCGGTTTCCTTCTAACTCTTGATTTTTTAATTTTGTAAGAATCTTTAGGTTTTCTACATTTACATTCTGGTAACTTTCCCGTATCTTAAATATTTTTGTTTCTAAGCCCAGTATAGCAGCTTGTGTACTTCTTATCTTTTTAGCATCTTGCTTATCCTCATCTACAGAAGTTAAAGCTGCTAAAATAGCACGCCTATTTTCCAGCATTTGGTTGTGGTGCTCTAATTCCTTAGATACAGCAGTATTATGAGATGCTGCTGCTCCATTCAACAAACCAATTTCTTTCTTATTCCTTGCTAATCTTTTAGCTAATCTGGTTTGATTCGCTAAACTTAGTTCTATAGCTCTGGCATCTAATAGAGCTTTTAGATTGTAACCTTTCTGCTTTGCTAATAACTTATTAACCTCTGTTAGTGGTCCTTCTTGCCACTCTTCTTTATCAAAAGTTCTAGCTTTAGTACGTGGGTCCACTAAAGGGGCATTAAGCTTCTTACCCATCTCTATTAAGGTTTTGTATTGTTGCTCAGCATTTTTAAAAGCAATGGTACGTCCCAACCAGTCATCTTCAGGTTTCACCTTTATAGCTTCTAAACTATTATTGAAGTTCTCCAGAGCTTCAATCATACCGTCAAATATAGAGACATTTTTAAAACCTTCTTCAAACGTTTTATACTCTTTATTAAACGCTTTTGAGGAATCTACAGCACCTCGGGTATTACCCGCAAGTAGCTTCTGGCTCTTCGAAACCTTCATTAAACCTGCAGAAGCTATTTCTGTCACTTTTCTAAGCTCACGCAGAGTAGCAGTTTCAGATTCAGTGATCTGTTTAACTCGCTCTTCTGTTAACCCCAAACTCTCCCACTCTAATCCACTAGTATGTAGTGATTCGCCTAAACTAACAAAGGCTTCTTGAGAGTCTTCTAACACGGAGCTCCCCATATTACCCCACATTTCATTTATACTCTTATCTAATTCAGAACTATTATCAATAAAGATACCTTGTTTAGCTGTAAACTCCTCAAAAGAGGCAGCTAAATTAGAGGTTCTATTAGCAGTATGTTCTGCTGCAAGTGCTACGGAGTTTAGAGACCCGTCTGAGCTCTGTAAAGTTTGCATGTACGCCCGGTATTTTTGATTCGTATCTGTAAAAGTATTTTGTAGGGTTTTAAATGCCTCATCTACCTCTGAAGCGTTTTGGGTAGATAGCCCTGTAATTTTTAGAAAAACGTCCCCCACTATCTGAAGAGTACCCGCAACGGATATTACCTTCAAAGCTGTTGTTACTAAGGTGTTTAGTGCTGTGGTTAATGTACGAACTGCTAAAACTACAGAAGTAGATATTGTAGTGGCCCATCTCTTCCATATAGTTATTCCATGCATCTGCGTAGTGTGTAAAATATCCATCTGTTTATTTATATTTTTAACACCTCTAATAAAGGACTTGAATACTCCTGACCCTTTACTTATTTCACTATAGTAATCTTTTAATACAGAACCACTAGCTGACTTAGCAACTGCGCTGCTATATAGTTTTCTAGCCTTCCCTTTACTTATGTACCCAGCCTTTCTAGACGCTATTACGGACTGCTCTACTTCATCCGTATTAATAGACATTTGCTCTGCTTTACTCTTCCACTCCTTAGATAGGTTTCCTATACTAGGCACTACTTTATTACCTAAATAAGATATTAAAAGACCAAAAGAAGTCATCATAGCAATGGGGGATTTAGCCACTATATCTAATGCTGGAGATAGTATAGAATTAAAAGCTCCTCCCACATTTAAAGCCATATCTGTTACTTTAGAGGATAACACATCCCATTGGTTCGGGTCCATAGTATCATTTAAATGACCAAACTTATCTAAAGCCTGACCTGTAGCAAACTCCATAATAGCCATCTGCTTCTCAAATGTTGTCATAGAAGACACAGATTTATCATTAGACTCTGCCCAGGCTTCCTGCGCATCTTTAAGTCTTAGAATAATACCTAATTCATCCAGTAACTCTGGCTCAGCCTTTACTACACCACGTGTCATTCTATCTAAAGCGTCGGGCACATTACGTCCCAAAGCTAAAGCCGCTACTTTGGCGGCTTTACCCATTTTAATTATATCGTCGGAACCAAAACCTGCAGCAGAAGCTAAAGTAGCAGTATCTGCAGCTTCTTTATAAGTTACGGCCATATCTGTAGCCCTCTGGAGTTGTTTAGCTACAATACTTAAAGATAGTCCTGTAGTTTTTCCATACTCTGCCATACCTTTTTTCATCTGAACTAAGTTTGCTGCTTCTCTTAAGCCTCTAAAAGCTGCTCCAAGAGCAAATACTTTAGCGGCATAATCTGCGTACATAGCAACAAAGCCTCCCATACCCGAAGCCATTTTCCCAAAATCGCGACCAGCGGCTCCGGAAACGCCTGCTAAACCTTTCTCCCCTTTATTATACTTGCTGGTATTTCTAGAATTTCTATCCTGTTTAATCCCGGAGAGTGCGGCCTGACCTGCACTCCTTTTCTCCTCTACAGTTCTTCCAGAAGCTACCGCTGCCCTATATCTATTATGCTCTTTTTCGTTAAGACTTTCACCCCTAACTACTCTAAGTTCTCCAGCATGAATCTCCCCTCTAGAGGCTCTGGCTCTCTTCACTTCTTGCATAGTAGCTAGTCTAGCTTTAGAACCTTTTTTCATAGTACGACCAATAGTAGTAATCAGTCTCTCCAAATTCTTATTTAGAAGATTCATTTGAGCATTAGATCGTACAGCTATATCTTTCTGACTTTTAAAAACTCTAGCCATATCTGTAAACTGACTTTCAAACTTAGATTCGTGTGCACCGATGGCTTTAGTAGTACCTGCTTGCAACACACTACCTATTCCCGGAGACCTTGCAGAATCCTTATAGCTTCGGGAAGATTCTCTTGAGTCTCTACCTGTAAGTCTAGCATTTAAGCGTATTCCCTTTGCCTCAATCAGCTTAATCTGTTGCATAATTGAGTTTTTAAAATACTTCTTATCTATTACTGCTTTAATTTTAAGGGACTTAGATCCTCCAGCACCTAGACTAGCGAAAGCTCGTGATACACTTCTTTGGAATGAGGGTCTATCAACGGATAGCTTAACCTTACGGTTCTTCTTACCCGCTGCCTTATTTAATTCCTTTAAATCAGCTACAGTCTCTTTTAAACCTTTTGAGGTAACCTTAACTAATACTGTTTTTTTATTATCAGCCACTTTAAACTCCGGGAGGTACGCCTTTTTTCGCTTTCGCTTGGGCCTCGGCTACTTTCTTAGTAGCCTTCTGTTTTTTCTGCATTGCTTCAGATCTTCTTCCATCCATATAACGGATAAAGAATAATGCTAATGCTTTATCTTCTAATTTATATATATCGCACAGTTCAGAGAACCCTGCCCAATCCTTACCCATATATGTTCCAGACATCCCATCCCATTTATCTGCTAAAGTATTATAAAGGGTGAAGTACTCTTGGATTTCTAGGGGGAACTCCTCCATCTCTGGAGGTATCTCTTCCTCACTAGGTTTAGTTCCTAGTTGCTCATGAATAGCAAGGATCTTCTCTCTATCAAAATCCTGAGTGATAAATTTAAAGTATCTATCAATTAATTTAGTAACTTCAGCTACTTGGTCTTCGTAAAATTTTGTAGGTCACCTACAACATCTGCTACGAAGCTATCAAAATCTGGGGAATTTTTCATAAGGAGGTAAGCATTTTCAGTACTGTAGTCTAACTCCGCGTTAGTATCTACATCCTCTAGCTCTACTAACATGAAGTCCGCTAGATACTCATACTTAAAGCCAGACCAACCCTTTATGACTGCCTCTACATACAGTTGTAGAAATAAATCATCATCTACTTCTTCCATAGGTTGACGTGTTTTTCTGTCAAATTTAGTACTAGTAGATTTCTTACGAAGCTTCATTAGTTCATCTCGGCCTAAAAAGGTTAGTTTCAAAATGAAATCTTTATACCCCGGGTAGTCAATATCTACTGTTTTAGAGGGGGTCATTAAAGACTCAAGACTTGGTTTAACTGCTGCAACCGTATTCATATTTATATTCCTATATTAAAAATTTTCTGTATTACCTGATAATAATTCAGGGGTGTTTTAAGATTTTCTAACCACTAGGTCTTAGGGTTAAGGCATCTTTGCCTTTATTAAACTTTTTGCTCTCCAATGAGCGAAATTTGGTGAGACTAGTTAAGTAATTGGTTACCTAACAGGAGTTGCAACTCCTTTCATCTCTTAATAAAAAGGCGGCAACCACCTAGGCAGCCGCCTTTATTTAACGTACTACTTATTAAGCGTCTAGGTCTACACTAGTAGAACCTTTATACGTAATAGTAGCTTCATCTGCAGAAGAGAATGCGGTACTTTCAAGACCAGTAAACTCAATAGTTACAGAGACTACATCCGCTACGTCTACAGTAGGGATAGTAAAGTGTGCATGAGGAACACTAACGGACATATTAGGAGCTACTGCGCCACCAATATTCAAGGTCATTGTTCCATCAACAGTTGTATCTGGGTTGGCACTACTAACATCAGACATGAAGTCGTTTAGTAGTTCCTCTGAGTCTGATGCTCCTCCAGATGTTAGATAACAAGTTAATGAACCAGATACTGCACGAGTACCTGTGAAGTGTGATTGAGGTTGGTTAATTACTCCCAATTCTTCAGGGGTTAACCAGGTAATCCCATTATCAAAGGTAAGACTTCCACCTGTTACTGCTAAGCTATACTCTTTCGAACCATTAGCTGCAGTAGCAGTAGCTGTTGCACCACTACCTGCACCACCACTAATATTAATAGTTGGAGCGCTGGTATATCCAAAGCCTCCACTAGTTACAGTAATAGCAGTTACTACACCCCCAGCTACAGTAGCTGTAGCTTTAGCTCCAGAACCACTTCCACCAGTAAAGCTTACTGTAGGTGTACTAGTATATCCAGTACCTCCAGCAGTAACAGCGACAGAACTAATAGTTCCTGCAGCACTTCCATCTAAATCTAAGCCTAAAGTACAAGTACTTAGCTTATTAGTAATGAAGTCTGCTGTAGTAGGAGCTGCTAAATAATCAGTACCTGCAGTAGCTGGGCGGGTAGAACCTACCTCTACTAGAGACTCTCCTTGTCCATTCCAAGAGATTTGGGCGAGACCGTCAATACTAAAGTCTACTTCAGCAGAGTTTAGTACTCCATTCCCAATCTTGTAACAAAGACCTGAATCCGAGAAATAGAAGTAGTAGTTTAACAACTCAAGCTGATGAACATCAGAATCGTTAAAATCTACAACTAAATTGGTAGCACTAGAAGTGACACCTTTAGCACCTGATTCAGCATCAGTAGTACTAGCTACCATAGCATTCCAGAGTAACTTCTCAGTTGCAGAATGTACTGCACTACTTGCTCCACCACCATCTGTATCCTGATAAGGACGTACATAAGTTGTAAAACTAAAATCAACAGGATCTAATGCTGTATTGAAGATCTGCTGTCCACGTTTAGGGGCGTCGCCTGCTTCATTAACAGTAATATTCTGAGTTTGGTTTCCTTGAGAGAAACTAAACCCGTCTAATACAGGGATTTCGTATGTATCGATTCCTGCAGTTCCTGCACTATTGCGTAAACGCCCACCTATAGTACCACTAGCAGCTCCAACCCAGCTGGATCCTACGGTTGATACTATGAGGGTACAATTTCTACTTAAACTAAATGCCATAATAATTTCCTTTATAACAAACTTACCAATATTGGTAAGACTCTTTGTCTATAGATTAGTATTGACTATTATCTTATAATCTATTAGACATTTACATCACTTGATATTTGACTTCAAGCGTTATCTCTCCCACTCCAAAAGGTGCTAATAGCCCCTCATCGGAAGTGATAGATTGAATTCTGATTTCTTGTGTAGTTTTACCTACATCGTAGGTTAATTGATTATTATTATCAATAATTTCCTCTACATCAGTAAAAACTTTTTCTAATTCGTTTACGGGGTCTTCCCCTTGAACGTACATTCTTACTGTAATACCCAGTATACCCCATTTAAATGAGTTCCCGGGTAGGTACTCTCTTACCTCATTTCCCGCTGTTACGCTGAGATAAGGAAAGTCATTTACTTCATCCCAGAAAACTAATTTATTAGTAACATTAGATGCTAAATCTGAGTTATACGTACCAGACCCATCAATTAACTTTAGTTTTGTTACTAAAGCTTCTACGATGCCTCCTCGTGCCCTACCTGCCATTATAATCTCCTAGTCTTTAAGTTGAACTTACTATGTATGTAAGTAGCTGCTACTTCTCTAATAGACTTATCTATTAGAAGTCTTGGGTCTCTATACTGGTTACCTTGTTTAAAACCTCTTTCGAAAGTTTGATAAGGAGACTTCATATAAGTATAGAAAGCTGTTAAGTTACCTTCTCGTGTAAACTGTAAGTCTGTAACTCCTACAGAGTTTGCAAAACGCCCTGTTCTATAATTAAGAGCTGGAGATTTCATGTTGTGTTTTACTTGGGATCTAATTAAGCTATCTATAAGACTTCTTATAGTAACTAAACTAGTAAACTGCCCTCTAGGGTTTTGTAACTTAGCAGTAATTGCGGCTCCCTTTATCTTAGCCTGTTGCTTTTTATAGTTGTTTCGTAGCTTTATAGAATTGTTTTTAACTTTAGAGGCTCGTAACTTAATATGTTTACTTTTTATTTTTCTATTTTTTGAAGTTACTTTAGTAAGTTTCTTACCTTTTATAACTAAGTCTAATATCTTTAAGATTTTATCTTCATAACTAGGACTGGCTTTTAGCTTAGAAATATTGCCTTGAAGTCTTTTAGATAAATTCTCTGCTGCAAAATTATTCAAGTCTTTTAGTACTGTTCTTATAATATCTTTAGTATCTACGTCTCTTTCACCCTTTGACTGATTAAGTTTACTTTCAATATAAACAACTCTTTCGTACTCAGAACCTAATAAGTCACTAAAGTTATCGTCTATTTGTAAATTCTGGTTTTTAAACCAGGTATCTATAGAATCTTCTATTAACCAAGTAACTTTCTCTATAGAAGTATTATTAAGACTACTTGGGGGTAACATGTTTAAAATAATTTTGGTTAATCTATTACCTACAGCTATTTGTTTAATAGGAAAATTGTGTCCAATATCAAAAAACTTTAAATCAATTCTATCACTAGCAGGTAGCGTTTTATTATATTCGTAAAATAAACTAGTTATTTGATTAGCAGCACCTCTAGTACTAGCTAACCTTACGTATTTATTTCTAATATCTTCAGGTAATTCATCTTTATGTTCATATAACCATTCTTTGGCTAGTATAAAGCTGGACTTAGCTCCGATTTTGTTTGCAAAAATTCTTGCATTACCGAAGTTAGAGAAAGTTATCTCAAAACCTGAACCTATCTTGTCTACTCTAAGAATTGTTTTGGAGGGTTTAAAACCTAATATAAAATTAGATATGTTCTCCCACATTCTTACAGCGACTTTAGGCCCTAAGCCATTGTTTTGTACTTCATGGCTTATTTGAGCTTCACTAACTACCAGAACTTGCATGTTTTTAGCTTCTGATATTCTTAAAGCTTTTGTACCTAATGCGTATTCTTTACCGCTGGCAATATCAACCAGTAAATTATCATATACGTCACTAACTCTGCTAAATTTTTTTGGCATTAGTCAATATTCCTATATAACTCCAGAATACGTTTTATATGGGGTGGGAAATCTGAAGGTGTGGAACCTGCAATATTATTAATGCTAGCAGATCCTGGTATAGCTTTATTGGGTGTTGATTCTTTTTTCATATAATATGTAATTAAATCAAAACAAGCTAGTTTCAAATCGGAAGGAGTAGAGGAGTAGCCACCTTTATAAATCAGTTTTACAGATTTAGTGCCTAATGGGAAGTTAGCTTTTAACTTAGTAACTGCTTGATCTGTAGAGGCTAACTCGTAGTCTCTATCTGCAGTCCAGTACTCAGAAGCTGCTTCGCAAGTCTCTTGAGTTGTATAAGTTGTATTGCTACAACTGCCAGTCCATCTTTCTGCTGTGAAAGACCAGCTCTCACCATCAGTATGTCCTGTAGTTGCCCCGAAGGTTATAGATATATTACCCTCTAATTGTTGAATAGAACCTGTAATAACTACATTATTCTCTTTCCAATTTGAACCCCCATCCCTTGACCACTTAAAAGTATCTGGAGTTCCCGCGTTGTCAATTTGTATAGTATAACTACGACCAATTTCACCTGACGACGTATTTGCGTTGTATCCAGTGATAGTTAAATCGTTTAAGCCACTTCCATTGAAAGTGTCATTATTTATACAATTTGTTTCATTTGCTTTTGAAGAAAGAGTACATTGAGCAGTACCAGATTCTAAGAGATAGTAATTATTTGCGTCTGCAAAATTACTCTCAATGGTAGTTTTGTTTGTAGAGGCACTACCGCGCTCTAATAATTGCACAACTTCTGTAATAGGAAGTTCTGCCGGATATATTGTATTTTGGTATTCTTCTACATCAAAATACTCAGTTTTTTCACTTGAATAGTTATCTATAAAAGTGCGCCCACAATAGGTTTTTACAAGCGAACTAACGTGTGTACGCAGAGAGTTAATCTTTGAGTCATTAGTATTACTATTTATATTAGCGTAAGCTTTATATTCACTTACAGAAACTAAATCAGCCATTCCTTTTCCCATTGTATAATTATATTATAACCTAAAGACTTGATATGTTCTAGTCTTTCTATTGTTTCGTTGTGTAACTGTCCAAACGTTTTACTACAGCTTTTATTATAGTCGTCTGGATCGTAAACTTCAGGATTACCGTGCCAGTAATCACCTAAGAACTCGTATACTGTATTAGTCTCAGGATCGTATCCATCGACTTTATAGTTCGCTATCGGATACTGCCGCTCTGTAATACCTAAAGAATCTAACCACTCTTTTTCTTTTAATGATTCTTTATGTAGTACGGGTTTAATATCTAGTTCCTTGAATCTATGAGATAATTTACCCTTCTGATAACCTAATTCTTTACTTA